CCCCACTAAGTTATCAATTTTATATTAACCCCTCGGACAGCAAATGTCCTACCCCCCTCTTCATCATTTCCCACACACATGAAAAAGCGCACAGCTAAACCCAAGTCGTCTCAGCCCAAGCTCGCTGAATACACCATCAACATGGAAACCATCACCGCGTCCGTGGACGACGCCAAGGCCACGCTCGACGCGCTCTACCTGCTGCTCAACGCGGTCATCGAGCGGCTCGCCGAAGAGCAGGGGAGGGCTAAGAAATGAACCCTGACCTAGTGGTCGGCGAAGTAGGCTTCGGCCCCTCGTTCACCAGCAATCCGGTGGACAACCGGATCATCGCCGAGCTGCGCGCGGAGAACCGTGAGCTGATTCGTCGCGGCAATCGGCTCAAGCGCGTCCTTGCGCGCTGCGCCGCGCTGTCTGACGAAGTGGCCAGCGAAAAGCATGAGGCGCTCCTCGAAGCGGACCAACCGCTGGAGGGTTACGAGCTATGAGCGCCGGAAAGGGCGATGCCCCGCGGCCGATAAACGGCCAAAAATACCGCGAAAACTGGGATCAAATTTTTTGCGGAAAACGCTTAAAAGTTGTTGCCCCCATGTCCGCATTTGTCCACACTTGCACGCATCAAGACCCACCGGCTGCCACCACGCCGAACGACGTAGAAACGGCAGCCCATGAGACCCGAACTTAAACAAACACTACGAAGCGTATGGCCCCATGTAGCAGACGATGTCATAGCGGTGGACGAAGCGTGCGACCGCTGGCTCAAGCGTCGATACGAAATGCGACAGCGCCGGAGGGAGCGCAATGAGTCCGGTGCAAACGCTCGTTTACCTAACGCTTCTCGCGCTGCTGGTTCTGGCAGCGATGGCGGCGAGTGACGACGACGACAATTTTGTATGAAAACCACCAGTCCACAAAGCCCAAACACCGAGAAGGCAGTCCTCGGCACACTCATGGCCGAGCCGAAGCTCGCAGATGAAGTCGCCGGTCTGCACGCCGATCTTTTTTACACTCCTGCGCACCGCGCGATTTTCGATGCGATTAATGAGATCCGCGCCGATGGCGGCGTGCCGAATATTATTGCCGTCACGCAGAGGCTCGACGCGCAGAAGAAGCTGACCTTTGTCGGCGGCGCCGGAGCCATCACCGAATTTCTCATGCAAGCGTGCGGAGGTTTGTCCGCGCTTGAATACCATGCTCAAACCCTGCGCGATCTGCACGGCCGTCGCTCGATTATCTCCGCGGCAGTCGCCATGCAAGCCGCGGCGCACGACATGGCTGCAAATGCCGACGAAGTGCTGCAGTCTGCCGGAGAGAGTGTCTTGTCGCTCAGTCTCGGCGCCCCGACCGACTCGATGCGCAGCGCGGCCGACATCGTGCCCTCGCTCCTCGAAGAGCTGGAAGCGCTGATGGACAACAAGCAGACGCTCGGCCTGCGCACCGGCTTTGCTGATCTGGATCAGGTGACCGGCGGTCTCCGCGGCGGCACGTTGAGTATCATCGCCGGACGTCCGGCCATGGGTAAGAGCGCGCTGATGATGAACATCGCGGACAACCTGATGCGCCGCAAGGTTCCGGTGCTCTACTTCTCGCTGGAGATGCCAGCAAACGAATTGGCCGCTCGCGTAGTGTTGTCGCGCGCCAACACCAACACTGAGCTGGTCCGCAATGGATTCGTTGACCACGCCGGAAAGCGCCGCATCGGTTCCGCCGCTTTGGATTTTTCCGGCGAGCCGCTGTACATAGATGACCGCTGTGGCATGTCTTTGTTGGACATCCGCGGACGTGCGAGGCTGGCCGTTCGCAGGTGGGGTGTGAAGATCATCTTTGTTGATTATTTGCAGCTCGTTTCGCACTCGAATGCGAAGTCGCGCGAGAATGAGGTCGGCTTTGTTTCTCGCGGACTCAAAAGCATGGCCATGGAGCTGGGAGTTCCAGTGGTCGCCGCCGCGCAGTTAAACAGGCAAGCGGAGAACCGGCCCGACAACCGGCCGAAGCTCTCCGATTTGCGCGAGTCAGGCAGCATCGAGCAGGATGCGGATCTCGTCGCTCTCGTTCACCGGCCCGCTTACTACGCGGTCGCCGACGAGGAGCCAGAACCACAAGACGCGGAATTAATCATCGCCAAGCACAGAGCCGGTCGCACCGGCACCTTGAATATGACATGGCGTCCGAGCCTGACGCGCTTTGACGCGAAGACTCCGGTCAGCAACATTGTGTCCTCGCCGCGCCTCACCGACGAGGGCAACAGCGTCTACGCACCGGACAAGCAGCTCTGGGAGGCCATCAACGAGTGATTAATTCCCGCCAGAAAGGCGCCTCGTTCGAGCGCGAAGTCGCCAAGGCTCTGACCGCCGAAGGTTTTCCGGCAAAGCGGGGCGCGCAGGTCAGCCAAGGATCTTGGGGGATCAGTGCGCCTGACGTCATCGTGCCCTGCTTGCCGGATTGGCACTTCGAGTGCAAGCGCCACGGCCGCGCTCGCTTTGATCTCGATGCCGCCATCTGCCAAGCGCGCCGCGATGCCAACAAGGATCAGGGCGCGGGCAAATACAAACACTCCGCGGTCATCCACCGCAAAGATCACTGCGACATGCTCGTCACGATGACCATGCGCGACTTCTGCGCGCTCATGCGCCACTCCGACTTTCCTATCCAACCAAAAACACCAAACCCAAATACACAAAATGAATAAAACCATAACCACACCCGCGGGCATCGCTCGCTATCCCAGACTCAACTCGCCGGACACTAAGTTCTCCGAGGAGGGCCAATACAAAGTAGACCTCGAAATGTCCGCCGAAGACGCGGAGCCGTTTCTCAAGCAGATCGAGGCCATGTTCTCGGAGTTCGTCGCCGACAAAAAACGCGAACTGAAAAAGGACACGCTCAAAATTCACGCAGCGCCATGGTCCGAGAACGACGGACTGGTGCAGCTCAAGTTGAAGGTCAAAGCAACCGGCAAGAGCAAGGACGGCGAGACGTACACACGCCAGCCGAAGCTGTTCGATGCGGCCGGTCAGATTACCAACGAAAACGTCGGCGGCGGGAGCAAGCTCAAGGTCGCTGTGGTGCCATACTTTTGGTACACCGCGTCGCTCGGCGCCGGAATCACGTTGCAGCCCAAGGCGGTCCAGATTCTGGATCTCGTCACTTGGAGCAGCGGCGGCACGGCCGAGGCTTACGGCTTCGAGGTTACTGAGGCGCCTCGCGCATCGGTCAAAACCGGAACCAACAACGAAGAGGTCGAGTGGTAGCAATGGCAACCACTGCAAAAAGGGGGGCGGCAAAACGCCGCTCCCCTTCGGCCAAGGCCGCGGAGCCAGCGCCGGAGCGTTTCGCTGCAGACGGACGCAAACTCGTACGTTTGGAGAAGTTGAAAGCGCACCAGAAGTATATCCTCAAAGACGGCACGCAGGTTGTCGGCGCCTCGACCATCTCCAAGATCGGCGATGACCAGAGCAACTTGATCCACTGGGCATGGGGTCTCGGCAACAAAAACCAAGACTACCGCAAGGTGCGCGACCGCGCTGCCGACATCGGGACGATCACGCACTTCTTAATCGAATGCTTCTTCCACGGTTGGGTGGCTGACCTCTCCGAGTTCGCACCGGCCGACGTCGAGAAGGCGGGCGTCGCGTTCAATAACTTCCTGTCGTTCTGGAACGAGCAGGGTCTCACCGTGCTAGAGCCGGAAGTGCAGCTCGTCAGCGAGGCGCATCTATTCGGCGGCACGATTGACGCGCCGTCCGTAGACAAGGAAGGCCGCATCGTGTTGCTCGACTGGAAGACGTCGAGCGGCATTTACCTGTCGCAAAAGCTGCAGCTCGCAGCCTATGAGCGCTTATGGAACGAGAACCGGCCGGACCAGAAGGTTCAGCGCCGCGCCGTCGTTCGCATCGGCAAGGAGAAAGCCAACGATCACAGCATCGAGTGGATGTTCTCTTCGGACAACGAGTGGGAGTTGTTCGAGGCACGCCTCAACCTGCACTACGCAAGCCTGCGCTACAAGAAAGCCGCCTGATGCCTCGCCGCAAATACATAGCCATCATCCGTAGGAAGCTCGGCCGCGAAAAAGCGGACGGACTCACTATGGGTGATGGCCGTGTGTTCATTGATCCGCGGCAAAG